TGAATACTTCCAGATGATTAATCCTATTAATAGGAGCTTAAATAGGAAAGATGCCCAAAAATATTCAGTTGAACCTTATTTCAGAGCTGCAGATAAAATAATAACAGATCCTAATACTGCTAGAAGTCTTGCTAGTGGAATGCCAGATTGGTTAATTAAAGGAAATCTATATTAGGAAGTAATAACTATGAGCTTATCAAATCATGCAATTCCTAAATATTATGGAGAGTTTAGGAATTCAGTTTTAAAAGGAGAAATACCAGTTTGTGAAACAATATCTTTAGAAATGAATCGAATAGATTCTTTAATAAACAATCCTGGTATATATTATGATGATGAGGCTGTTGAGGGATTTATAAGATTTTGTGAACATGAATTAACATTAACAGATGGTTCAGATTTATTCTTATTAGACACATTTAAATTGTGGGCCGAACAATTATTCGGATGGTATTATTTTATTGAGAGAAGTGTTTATGTACCATCAAAAGATGGTCATGGCGGTCATTATGTTAATAAGAAGATAAAGAAACGATTAGTTAATAAACAATATTTAATAATAGCCAGAGGAGCTGCTAAATCTATGTATTTATCAACAATTCAAGCTTATTATTTAAATTGTGATACATCAACCACACATCAAGTTCATACAGCACCAACCATGAAACAAGCAGAAGAAGTATTATCACCATTAAGGACTGCTATTACAAGATCTAGAGGACCTTTGTTTCAATTTTTAACAGAAGGTTCTATCAACAATACAACTGGATCTAAAATTAATAGAGTTAAGTTGGCATCTACTAAGAAAGGTATTGAAAATTTTCTTACCGGATCTTTGCTAGAAATAAGACCAATGTCTATAGATAAACTTCAAGGTTTAAATAGTAGAATTAATACTGTTGATGAATGGTTGTCTGGTGATATTAGAGAAGATGTAATAGGAGCTTTAGAACAAGGTGCTTCTAAAAATGAAGATTATACAATAGTAGCAGTTAGTTCTGAAGGTACAGTTCGTAATGGACCTGGTGATACAATCAAAATGGAGCTTATGGATATATTAAAAGGTGATTATAACAACCCGCATGTATCTATATGGTGGTATAAACTTGACGATTTAGATGAAGTTGGCGAACCTGATAAATGGGTTAAAGCTAATCCAAATCTTGGTAAAACTGTAACTTATGAAACATATCAATTAGATGTTGAAAGAGCTGAAAAAGCCCCAGCTAATAGAAATGATATATTAGCTAAACGTTTTGGTATACCAATGGAAGGTTACACATATTTCTTTACATATGAAGAAACTCTTCCGCATAAGAAACGAGATTATTGGCAAATGGCTTGCTCTCTTGGAGCAGATTTATCTCAAGGTGATGACTTTTGTGCATTCACATTTTTATTTCCATTACCTAAAGGTGCATTTGGAGTAAAAACAAGAAATTATATTTCAGAAAGAACTTTAATGAAATTAGCAACTGCTATGAGAATTAAATATGATGAATTCATAAATGAAGGTAGTTTAATTGTTATGCCTGGAACCGTATTAGATATGATGCAGGTATATGAAGATCTTGATGAATATATACTTCAAAGTGGATATGATGTAAGATCATTTGGATATGACCCATATAATGCTAAAGATTTTGTAGAAAGATGGGAAAAAGAAAATGGACCATTTGGGATTGAGAAAGTTATTCAAGGTGCTAAAACAGAATCTGTACCATTAGGAGAATTAAAGAAAATGGCTGAAGATAGATTACTATTATTTGACGAAGAGCTTATGACATTTACTATGGGTAATTGTATTACTCTTGAGGATACTAATGGTAATAGAAAACTTTATAAAAAGCGATATGATGCAAAAATTGATGCTGTTGCAGCTATGATGGATGCATATGTTGCTTATAAAAATAATAGAGATGCTTTTCAATAAAGGATGGTGATAAAATGAAAGTATATAAACGAGGCGATAATGGAGAAATCTTAATGCATTCTGATACTTATTTAGGTGAAGATTATACTTCTCCAAATATGATGCATTGGAAATATATTAAAAGAGAATGGAAGAATGGACATTATGTATATACATATGAAGATCCAACAGATACTATGCATAACGATTATGTAAAATATAATAAAAGTATAACTAAAGATTTTAAAAAAGATATTAAAGAAAATATTAAAAGACATAATGAATTTACAAGATTTGCTAAAAATGATTTAAAAAATGGTAAAGCTTTTAAAGCTTTTCAAAATATGAAAACTGCAAAAAACAATGCTGAATATGCAGCAATTAATTATGGTTGGATAAAAAAATATAAACAAGATTTAAAAGATGAAAATGATAGTTATAAAAAAGAAACCAATAAAGCAATTTATAAAATAAGAAAAGCAATAGGTAAAACAACAGCTAAAGTTTTAACAAAAGCTTCTAGTTTAGTAAATAAAGGTAAAAAAGCTCTTAAAAAACTTTTTGGATAAAATATAAAATAAAGGAGGAATGTTATGGAAAGTAACTTTAGTTCTAGATTTAAAAAAGCTTGGAATGCTTTTTTTAATCGAAACGAAATAAATAACGAATCCTATTATGTTAGTGGATCTTATTCTAAACCAGATAGAGTAAGACTATCAAGAGGTAACGAAAGATCTATAGTTACTTCTATAATCAATAAAATAGCAATAGATGTAGCATCTATCGATATAAATCATTGTAGAGTTGATGAAGAAGATAGATTTCAAGAAATTATTAAAGATGATTTAAATAATTGTCTAAATTTTGAAAGTAATTTAGATCAAACAAGTAGATCATTCTTTCAAGATGTTGTTATGTCCATGTTAAATAGTGGAGTAGTAGCGATAATACCAGTAGATACTTCAAAAGATCCAAATCTTACCGATTCATATGATATTTATACAATGCGTACTGGAAAAATAGTAAATTGGTATCCAAATAGTATCCTAGTAAGTGTTTATAATGAGAGAACTGGTCAACGTCAAGAAATAACAGTTCTTAAAAAGAATGCTGCTATAATAGAGAACCCATTATATGCAGTAATGAATGAGCCAAACTCAACATTACAAAGACTTATTAGAAAATTAGTATTATTAGATGCTATAGATGAAAATAATAGTTCTGGTAAATTAGATTTAATTATTCAATTGCCATATGTTGTTAAATCTGAAATAAGAAAACAACAAGCAAATGAAAGAAGAGCAGAAATAGAACGTCAATTGAGAGGATCAAAGTATGGTATAGCTTATACAGATGGAACTGAAAAGATTACTCAACTTAATCGTTCAGTAGACAACCAATTAATGACTCAAATAGAATATCTAACGAGTATGCTATACAGCCAGTTAGGTATCTCGCAAGCCGTATTGGATGGTACTGCTGATGAAAAAGTTATGAATAATTATTTTACACATACTATCGAACCGATTATATCAGCTATTGTTGATGAGATGAGTAGAAAATTCTTAACAAAAACTGCTAGATCCCAAGGACAAAGAATTTTATTCTTTAGAGATCCATTTAAACTAATACCTGTTAGTGAAATGGCCGAATTAGCTGATAAATTTACAAGAAATGAAATATTGACGTCTAATGAAGTTAGACAGATTATTGGTAGGAAACCTTCCTCTGATCCTAAGGCTGATCAATTGGTTAACTCTAATATTTCGCAACCAAAAGATCGTGATTATGGTGATGGAGAAAGCATAAATAATGAAAATCCAGAAATGGAATATGAAGAAACTCCTCAAGAAGAATCTTCTGAAGAGAATTTTAGTATTGTTAGTGCTGGATTAAATAAATCAAAGGAGGAAAATCAAAATGGATAGTTATGATTTTAGTGGTTGGGCTACTAGGAATAATATAAAGTGTTCTGATGGTAGAACAATCATGAAAGATGCATTCAAAGAAAACGATGGGCAAAAAGTACCACTTGTTTGGAATCATCAACATGATGATCCAAATGAAGTATTAGGCCATGCTTTATTAGAAAATAGAGATGATGGTGTTTATGCTTATTGTAAATTTAATGATACCGAATCAGGTCAAACAGCCAAAGCTTTGGTATATAATGGTGATGTCGATAAGTTATCTATATATGCTAACAAACTAAAATCTGAAATGAATAATGTTGTTCATGGATGTATTAGAGAAGTTAGTTTAGTATTAGCAGGAGCTAATCCAGGAGCTTTCATTGATTCTGTCATTGTTCACAGTGATGAAGGTACAGATGAAGAGGAAGGCGTAATATATACAGACGAACTTATCAGTATTAAAGAAGAATCATCAGAAGATGCCAAAGAAGGAGGTGATACTGTGGAGGGCGAAAACAAAAAAGAAGTCAAAGAAGTTTCTACAGATGAGAAAGAAGAAAGCGAAGAAACAACAGAGCTAAATCATTCTGCTGAAGATGAAACTGTCGGAGAAATATTTGATACATTGAACGATGATCAAAAGAACGTTGTATATATCCTTATGGGTCTAGCTAAAGAAGGTAAACCACTTGATGGTACTGATGAAGAAAATGCTGAAGTAAAAAAAGTATTTGAATCAATGTCAGATAAGCAAAAAGAATGTTGTTATGCTTTAGTTGGAGCAGCTATGGATGATAATGATGATACAGAAGAAGAAATAATGAAAGAAGGAGAAGAAAAAGATATGAAACATAATGTGTTTGAAAATGATGCAAAGGATGAAACTCTAATGCATTCTGAAATTATTGCTGATGCTATCGCTGATGCAAAGAAATATGGTTCAATGAAAGAAAGTTTCATTGCACATGCAGAAGCTAATGGATTAGAATGGGGAGCTGATAATGATTACTCTGTACTATTCCCAGATGCTGTTAATTTAGATAAAGAACCTAGATTAATCGAAAACGATAATACTTGGGTTGGAAAAGTTATGGCTGATGTTAAACATTCACCATTCTCTAGAGTTAAAAATACTCTTGGAAGAATGAATGAAGAAACAGCTAGAGCTAAAGGTTATATTAAAGGTACTAAGAAAGTTAATATTGCTATGGCATTATTAAACCGTGTAACTACACCTACTACTGTTTATATCAAAAATGATATTGACCGTGATGATGTAGTCGATATTACTGATTTTGACATTGTTGCATGGCAAAAACGTGAAATGCGTAAATTACTTAATAAAGAATTAGCATTAGCTATGCTATTAGGTGATGGACGTGATGTTTCAGATCCATATAAAATTAATGAACTTAATATCAGACCTATTCTAACAGATGATGACATGTATACTATTAAATATACTGTTACAGAAGGAAGAGATTATAACAATGCTGATAATAGTCATTCAGAGAATGATTCTAAGGCTAAAGGTATAATTCGTGCTGCTATTAAGGCTCGTAAGAATTATAAAGGTAGTGGAAGACCAACATTCTATACTACTGAAGATGTTTTAACTGATCTATTATTAATTGAAGACCAAAATGGTAGAGTTATTTATGATTCAGTTGAAAAACTAGCTACAGCTTTACGTGTTAAAGAAATAGTAACAGTTCCTGAAATGGAAAGTAGAACAGACATTTATGGTATAATTGTTAACTTAAATGATTATACTGCTGGTGCTGATAAAGGTGGAAATGTTAACCTATTTGATGACTTCGATATTGATTACAACCAAATGAAATATTTGATTGAAACTAGAATGTCTGGTGCTTTAACAGTTCCTTATTCAGCTATTGTTCTTAAGAAAGAAACTTCAGGAACAAATAATAGTGAAGAAGAACCAGCAGGTTAATTTGTAACTATTGAAAGGAGAAATTCAAAATGGCTAAATTTTATGGACAGATCGGATTTTCCAATACAGTAGAAACTGACCCGGGTGTATGGGAGGAACAAATTATCGAACGTCCTTACTATGGTGATTTAACCAGAAATACCTCTAGATATGAACAATCTGGAGGAGTTAATGATAATATAACCATAAATAATAGTATTAGTATTGTAGCCGATCCTTATGCCACTACGAATTTCCAAAAAATGAGATATGTGGTTTTCTTGGGTGCTAAATGGAAGATAAATAATGCTGAAGTTCAGTATCCAAGAATTCTACTATCGATTGGTGGTGAGTATAATGAATAGGAGATTGGAACTACATAAAATACTTATTGATTTATTAGGTTCTAGTAATGTTTATTACCAACCACCAGAAGGTCTTAAGATGGAATATCCATGTATAAGATATAATCGCTCTAACATTAATAGTGGAAGAGCTGATAACTTTAATTATCGTAACATGAATCAGTATACGATTTATGTAATAGATAAAAAACCAGATAATCCTGTTATCGAAAAGATATTAGGATTAGAAAGAACATCATTTGATAGACATTATGTTGCTGATAATTTAAATCATGATGTTTTAACAATATATTTTTAATAAGAAGGAGGAAATATTTTTATGGCAAAACTTGTATGGGATAACACTGGTGATAGATTCTATGAAACTGGTGTTGATCATGGTGTATTATATCCTTATAATACAAATAGTAAAACTTATGATAATGGTGTTGCTTGGAACGGTTTAACTCAAGTTTCAGAGCAACCAGAAGGAGCTGAACCAACAGATTTATATGCTGATAATATTAAGTATTTAACTTTAATGTCAACTGAAACATTTAAAGCTACAATTGAAGCTTATACTTATCCAGATGAATTTGCAATCTGTAACGGTGAAGGTTCATTAGGAACAGGAGTTGTTGTAGGACAACAAAAACGTAGTCCATTTGGTCTATGTTATAGAACAAAAGTTGGTAATGATGTTGATCCAGATTTAGGATACAAAATTCATCTTATCTATGGAGCTTTAGCTTCTCCAAGTGAAAGAGCTTATGCAACAGTTAATGATAGTCCAGAAGCTATTACATTCTCTTGGTCAGTATCTACTACTCCAGTTGAAGTTCCTGGTATGAAACCAACTGCTTCATTAACTATTGATTCAACTAAATTTGTTACTGAAGCTGAAAAAGCTAGATTAGCAGCATTAGAAGATAGATTATATGGAGCTGCTGGTAGTGATGCTGGATTACCATTACCACAAGAAGTAATGGAAATTATTACTGGTAAGAAAGTAAGCTCAATTGCTATTTCTACTGCTCCAACTAAGACATCTTATACTGCTGGAGAAAGCTTTGATCCAACTGGTATGGTTGTAACAGCTACTTATGAAGACGAAACTACAGCAGCTGTAACAAATTATACTTATTCACCAGCTGGTGCATTAGCTACTACTGATACAGCTGTAACAATCAGCTTTACATCAGGTGGAGCTACTAAAACAGCTACTCAAGATATTACAGTTGAAGCTGCACAAGGTTAATTTATATTTTAAGGGGCTTTTAGTTATGAGCTATTAGCTCCTTTATTTTTAATATTGAAAGGAGAATTATTATGTTAAAGAAAAATATTAAATATACAGATTATAATGGGGTTGAAAGAAATGAAGATTTTTACTTCAATCTAACAAAAGCTGAAATAACAGAAATGCAAATGGGTACTGCTGGAGGTTTAGCTGATATGATAGCTAAAATAGTAAAAACACAAGATACACCAAAAATTATAGAAATATTCAAGAACATTATTCTTAAAGCCTATGGTGAAAAGAGTGATGATGGTAAACGTTTCATGAAGAAAGATTCTAGTGGTAATAGATTAGCGGATTATTTTGCTGAAACAGAAGCTTTCTCAAATTTATTTATGGAATTAGCTACTGATGAAAAAGCTGCTGCTGATTTTATCAATGGGATTATTCCAAAAGATGTTGAAATTTCTGACGAGAAACGAAATGAAATGATGAAGGAGTTATTAGGTGATAATGCTCCTCAATTAGAAGAAAAGAAAAAATAATTACTAAGGAGATGAGAGGATGCTTAAAATAACAATTCCACCAAGAGAAATGTTTGATGAAAAAACTAATGAATTTGTATTTACAAAAGAATATAATTTACAGTTGGAGCATTCTCTCGTGTCTCTATCTAAATGGGAATCAAAGTGGAACATTCCCTTTTTTTCTAAAGAAGCAAAGACTATTGAACAAACTATAGATTATATAAAGTGTATGACTATAACCCAAAATATTGATGATTCTGTATATGATTTATTAACACAAGAGAATATTAATACTATTAATAATTATATTAATGCTCCAATGACAGCTACAACATTTAAACAACGAGCTGCTAATCGTATGTCTAGTGAAATTGTCACTGCTGAATTAATATACTATTGGATGATAGCTTTACAAATTCCAATGGAATGTCAAAGATGGCATATTAATAGACTTTTAACTTTAGTTAGGGTATGTAATATTAAGAATGAACCAGGAAAGAAAATGAGTAGGAATGAAATTAATAGTAGTAATGCTGCTCTTAATGCTGCTCGTAGAAAAGCTCTTCATACTAAAGGGTAATTATTTAAGTTAGATAACACTAACTTAAAGAAGTACATTATATTTTATTGTGTATTTCTTTAAATTAATGTTAATAAGAGGTGGTTAAACTATGGCTTATAAAATTTTAACATATGAAACGCATGGAGATTTCAGTGCAGTTCAAGATTTATTAGAACGTGGAAAAGAATTTTTTAATGTTGGAATATTAAATGAATATGGTAGAAAAGGTGTTGAAGCACTTAAAGCTGCTACACCTAGAGATACAGGTTTAACTGCTGAATCTTGGTATTACGAGATTCAAAGAGGAGAAGGATTAATTAGATTATCCTTTAATAACTCTAATACAAATCAAGGAATTCCTATAGCAATACTTATACAATATGGTCATGTTACTAAAAATGGTGGTTTTGTCGAAGGAATTGATTACATCAATCCGGCCTTACGACCTGTGTTTGATGAATTAGCAGAAAAACTATGGAAGGAGGTAAGTAAATAATTATGGCAAAAACGATTGATGAAAAAATTGTAGTATTGAAGTTTGATAATTCAAATTTTGAACGAAATACTAGACAATCAATGTCTACATTAGATAAACTTAAACAGAAGTTAAATTTTGATGGGGCTTCAAAAAGTTTAGATAATATTAGCAAAGCAGCTAATAAAGTTGATATGAAAGGATTATCTAGCGGTGTAGCAGAGGTATCTACAAGATTTAGTGCTTTAGAAGTAATTGGTGTTACAGCGTTAGCTAATATTACAAATTCAGCTATAAATGCTGGAAAAGTTTTATTATCTTCTATAACAATTGATCCATTAAAAGCCGGATGGAATAAAATGGATGATATGACTGGTAATGTTCAAACATTAGTAAATGCCACTGGAAAATCAGTTGAAGAAATAGAAGGATATTTAGAAGATTTAATGTGGTATTCAGATGAAACAAGTTATGGATTTACTGATATGACTGCAGCTTTAGCTTCTATGGCTTCTAGTGGTGGTGATATAGAAAAATTAATACCAACAATAATAGGTATTGCTAATGCTACAGCTTTTGCTGGTAAAGGTGCTGCTGAATTTAGTAGAGTTATTTACAATTTAAATCAATCTTATGGTGCTGGATATTTGCAAAATCGAGATTGGATGTCTGTTGAAATGGCTGGTGCTGCTTCTAAACAATTAAAAATGACATTAATTGAAACAGCTGAAGAAATGGGTAGAATAGAAAAAGGATCAATTGGACTTGGTAATTTTAGAGATTCACTTCAAGATAAATGGGCTAACACAGAAGTAATGGAAGCTGCATTTGCTAAATTTGCAACATTGACTCAAGCCGTTAGAAAAGCAGAACAAGAAGCTGAAGAAAATAAGGGTTATTATACGTTTATAGACGCTAATGGAGAAAAACAAACAAAATTATATACAACAGCAGCTAGAGCTATACGAGACATGGGTTTAGCTTATGGTGAACTTGGTTATAAAGCTTTTAAAGCAGCTCAAGAAGCTAAAACTTTTAAAGAAGCAATCGATGCAACAAAAGATGCAACTAGTTCAGCATGGATGAGTATATACAAAACTATTTTAGGAAATTATAATAGTCAAGTTAAAATATGGACCGATTTAGCAAATTATTTATATGATATATTTGTTCAACCAATATATAATCTACAAGAAAAATTAGAACAAGTATTTGATTTTAGTATTTTTGGTGATGTTTTTGATAAAATAATGGATTCTCCAATGATTCAAGGCATTACAAAAATGCAAAAAAGTATGGAAGAATTATCAGATAAAGTTAAAGTTACAACACATTCTTATGAAGATTATTTAAAAATAGTAACTAAAGTTTGGCGTGGTGATTTTAACAATCATGGTGATAATCCAGATAGATTTGATTTATTAACACAAGCTGGATATGATTATAGAGTTGTACAAAGTTTGGTTAATAAAACTGATAAAATAGCTGGTAAAGGTAATGGCTGGAAAGTTATAAATCAGTTATCTAAAAAAGATGTTATAGATTTAGAGAAAAAATACAAAGTTCAAGCTGCTGAAACCAATGAAGTAATAGAAGATCAAGTTGATATAGCAGACGAATTAAATAAAAAATTAGAAAATTTAACTGATCAAGAATTAAAAGATATGGGTCTAAAAAGTGATGAAATAGATCTATATAGACAGCTTGTTAGAGCTGCATCAAAATACGGAGATACAATAGAACGATTAACTGGATCTCGTGGTATTCCAGCTTTAATGGATTTAATGTCCAATGTTAATGCACGAGATGCATTGTTTGGAGCACCAGAAATCGATGATACACAAAAAAATGAGTTAGGTCTATCATTTGAAACTAATGGGCGAGATTCGGATATTTATGAATATAAAGATGAAGATGGAAATATTCAGCAAGCAATTCAAACTATAGGTGCTTTTACTGCATTATTAAGAACTTTTAGAAATGTTTTAATAATGGTTAAAGATGCTTGGGGAGAAGTATTTAATTGGGAAGCAACTGATTTATATTTTGTAATTCTTAAATTTAAAGAATTTGCAAATCATATATATGATATGACACGAAGTGTTCAAGGAATGAAGAATCTTAAGGATACATTTAAAGGTTTGTTTGCAATATTAAAACTTATAACAAATGTTGTGCATGCACCTTTAAAGATCGCTTGGATAATATTCAAGACTATACTCGAAACATGTGGAATGACAGTATTAGAATTTACTGGTTCATTGGGTAATTTAATATCTAAATTTGTAGATTTTATAATTGAGAATGAAATTATTATACGAGGAATAACACAGTTAACTAAGGTTATAGCTGGAGTTATTGTTAAAGTTTATCAATGGTTACAATCTCAAATTTCATTAAATAGAATTATTGAGAAAATAACAAAAGGAATAAAGAAATTTTATGATGCTTTAAAGAAATGGA